CCCTTATCAAAAATGGTTTCTAAACCTGACTTTTTGTATCCAGTGATTTTTGAAATATCGGCTAAACTGTGTGGTTCACTAGGTTCAAAACCATACTTTTTATTGAACTTTTGTTTATAAGTAAAAGCCATTATATAATTATATTGATATTATATAATGAATCATAAAGGGACCCATATATTTCTTGATTTTACAGGTTTTAAAGTATGTAGCGCGGATTTAGATGAAACCTGTAAATATGTCTTTTCATTGATGGAAGACAGCTTAACATATACCAGTATGAAAAATATGCATTCTAAGATGATTGTTTTGAAAGACCATACGGCAGAGGGATTCACGAGTGTTGTTTTACTGGATGAGAGTCATATTACTGCTCACGCATACACAGAACAGGGGTTATTAGCACTAGACGTTTTTACGTGTGGGAAGACGAACCCTAAAATCATAAGTGATTTCATCAAGTGTGGACTGAAAGAAAAATTCCCAGAGATAGAATGTATAAGTCATCAAATAAATAAACGATTTTTACATTAGATTTTTCTTTAAGTAGTTTTATAATATATTATTCAAAGTAATAAATAGGGCCCTTCGGTTTTTCGGCAATGCCAGGAGTCACCTTGAATTTAGATGCTGAATTTTGTTGAGTTTTTGTTTCCCGTTCCTTCTTAATAGGTTTCACTGGTTCTTCTTCTTCCTCTTCACTTGACTCCTCATATATAATTGTTTTTTTCTTTTTCGGCTTGTCCTTCTTGCGTCTCTTAACCACTATGACCTCCTCATCGCTGCTGGAATCCTCATAGACAACCTTAGGTTCCTTTTTAGGTTTTTTAATAGGTTCTTCCACTGCCACCTTTTTTACCTTTTTTACTGGGACAACAGGTTCTTCAATTTCCTCATCATCTATGCTCTCGTCTTCATCCTTAGGTTCTGCTTTCATTCCAGCTAATTGCTCCTTAATTGCCTGTAGGCGAAGTTTCTTCTCAATGGGAGTAAGTTTATCCTCCTTAGGTGGAGGGGGCGGTTTACCAGCCATCTTAGCGGCTCTAGCGGCAACCATTTTTTCATAAGCGGCCTTTTGCGCTTCACTTCTCTCTTTCTTCGGTTTAACCAAAACGTCATCATTATCGTCAGCCATTTTATATATAGTAAGTGGAGAAAAAAATGCCAGTCACAAATTTTAATTTTCCTTAATTAAATGAGAAAATAATATAGTCGTATTATAAATGCCGATAGTTGAAATTAAAGAAGAGGTCAATAAGGCAATACCTAAGACCAAGCCAATTAAGGAAAAGATGGATAAGTATGTGCCTGACATCATAGAAGGAGTAGCGCGACGTAATGGAACAATAGCACTATATGTAGGCAGTGGAGGTTCAGGTAAGACTAGTTACCTTTTAAACCAGATGAAGACATTATATAAGAGGAAATTCCATCACATTTATTATTTCTGTCCCTCATCATCGTTTGCCAGTGTGAAAGACCACGCATTTGCTAAACACGATAAAGTCTATAATGATTTAGATGCTGATAGATTAGAAGAAATAAAAAGTGAATTGACAGACCGTAAAGATGATGCGGAAGATGATGATGAACAAGAATACTCACTCATACTCATTGATGACTTTGCAAATAATTTGAAAGATAAAATATTGTTACGTATATTAAATTCAATGCTTATTAAGGCGCGACACTTGAATTGTTTTTTTATATTTACAGTCCAGAGTTATTTATATTTTCCGAAAATTTTGCGAAAACAATTGACGTGGTGTAGTATATTTAGTGGAGTTCGTAATAAAGAGGAATGGCGAACCATTAGAGAAGAATTGCTTAAGATGAATGAAGAAGATGCTAAGAAATTGTATGATTATGTTTTTGATGTGCCTTATAATCATTTAGACCTTGATTTGTTTGAGGAAAAGATTTACAAAAACGGAAACCTATTGGATATAAGAGAGAAAGAATAAAATATATTCTTATAATAACTAACAAATGCAACATCAAAATGAATCAATCCAAATATATTTGAATAGCAGATATGCGACTGAGACGATAGATGATAATCCAGCAAACAGTGTTTATTATTTGCCCGTAATAGAAATTCCAGATGGTCATTATATTTATTTGTCGCTACAAAATGCGAGTATACCTTATAGTTTCTATAGTATCACTTCAACAGATAATACATTTTCATGGGGACTTGTTGCTGGTCCTGTAAATACGTATTATGTCCAACCAGGTAACTATAATATTACGCAATTAATAGATGTTTTACAAGTTGCGATGGGTGTGTCTTTTACAATCACATATAGCAGTATTACAAGTAAAATTTTGATTACACATGTTTCTAGCGATTTCATAATTTATGCGGCATCATTTAATCATATTATTGGCTTTAGCAAAACAACGAATACAACGTCGACTGCGAATTTGTTATATGGACGTGACTGTGTGAATTTAAACCAAATTAGGGCGCTCAATATTGAAGTAAATTTTCCGACATACAATGTGAATGTTGCGCAATCCCTTAACCAGAATATTTTAGCCACAATTCCAGTATATGTGGCGCCGTTTTCAATAATAACTTATCAGAATAATAACAACTTTAGAACAAATTTGTATGTCAATCGTTTGGACCAAATCCAAGTCCGTATTATTGATAATAATGGTTTGTTAGTTGACCTCAATGGAATTAATTACCAAATGACGCTCCAATTAGATTGTATTAAATTCACGGATTAAATATTGAACAATTAAGGAATAATAAAATATTAATATAGTTTATAAATGATTGGTTATAAAATGCCTCTAGGAAAAGCAATGATGGGACACAAAATGCCCCTCGGAAAAAATATGTTAGGGTCAAAAATCCCTTTGCTTATGAGACCCGCAATGAGAAAGGTTGAGGAAGCCTTAACAAGAAAAGTATCGGCAGGTTTAGAAAGAAATGTTTTGAAGCGATAAATTGCTGGTTTAGTCCACCCCCATTTTATTAAGCAAAAAATACATATTATTTATTTTAATATGTATCTTTTTTTATCTAGACTATTATTATAATGATTCCTGCTAATCTCAAGTTTCAATCTAAGGTCGAGTCGGCCCCTGCCCGTCGTTATTTAACGCAAATCCAGCCGCAGTCTGGAACCGGCACTTATGTTCCTGGTGACACCATCACTATTAATATCCCTACTCGTGCTAATACCTGCCTTGTCCCGTCCGAGTCTTACTTGAGAGGTTCTCTTAGTTTGTCTTGTGGAACTGCCAATGCCACTGCTGCTACCTTTGAGTCTGCTGGTGTCCACGGTTTTATCCAAAGATGCAGAATTTTCCACGGCAGTAACTTGCTAGAGGATATTGATAACTATGCCCAATTGGCGAAAATCCTTTATGATTTCCAAGCGTCCGATGATACGGTTAAGGGTCGCTTTGCTGTCACTAGTGCTACCAATCCTCAATACAACGTCACCTCTGGAACAATTGTGAGAAGCGTAAATCGTGGTGCTACCACTGGTGTCACAACTACTGCTACTGTTGTGCCTTTTGCCATCAACTTGATTTCCCTTGTTGGTGCTTTGTCAGGTGAGAAATATTTACCACTTTGGGAAATGACTGCTGCTCCCCTTAGAGTAGAGTTGGTTTTAAAATCATCTGTTGTTACTGCTTTGATGAGTCTTGCTGCTGGTACTACTGTTTCGCAAACCTTCTCCGTCACAGGCGTAAACTACTGCGGAGAATTTATGGAGTTGCCCGATTCTGCTATTGCCGCCATTAAAGCAGGTTCTTCAAGTCCAATGCAAATGGTTCTCCCTTCTTACAGGTCATACACCAACAGTGCTGCTATCACAACTGCTGGAACACAAGTTTCTTTCCCTATCCCTGCCAAGTTCAGCAGTTTGAAGAACATCTTTGTTGCCTCAAGAACATCTCAAGGTGCCGATGGATTATACCCCAATTCTCATTGTAAGTTTGGTCTTACCAGTTACAATTTCCGTGTTGGTTCTGAAGTCCTACCATCCACTGCTCCTACAATTATTCCTGAATTTTTCAGCGAGGCAATCAAATGCTTTGGTTCTCTTGCCGATTTGGGTTTCCAACCTTCGGTTGATTTGGTTTCTTACCAATTAGATGTTCCCAACACTATTGCTTCTTCAGGTGATGCTTCTCTTCTTGACTCTGGTTCTTTCGTAGTCGGCATCGATATGGAAGTTTACCAAAATGCTGATAAGGCGTCTATTTTTGCTGGAACCAATACCAACACAAGTGACATCTTTTACATTGCCAATCACA